CGAAGGGGCTTGATGCTCTGCGATATCATCAGGCATTGTTGTTTTTTGATGGGCAACAAGCCAGGATTGGTATGCCCATGATCATGACCAATACCATGCCAGCGCCCAAAAATTCTCCCTCAGTACAGACCTTGCTTTGGCCGGACTTTTCCTGGACGCTGTATTTCCGAGATCACCCAGGTAATCAAAACAGAGAATTGGTCATGCCCGGTGGACATCCAAACGAAAATGGTCATAGGATCATCCGAGACAGGTTGATTCCTGAGATAGATCGTGTTACAATATCTGAGTGATCGATCTACTGCTCTATTTGCCCGGCAAGCGCAAACAGTCTAATTCCGGGTGGATATCTTTCAATGCGCCTTGTTGTGTACACAACGGTGAATCTGCTGATCGTCGCCAGCGCGGCGGAGTCAAGATCACAGAACAAGGTTGGAGTTTCCACTGTTTCAACTGTGGATTCACTGCAAGTTTCATCCTGGGTCGCAATCTCAGTTTCAAGGCCCGCAAATTACTGTCATGGTTGGATGTGCCACAGGAAGAAATCGAGCGCATCAATCTCGAAAGCCTGCGTCACCGAAGCGTACAAGGCATCTTAGATGACCGACAGCGCACAGCCAATGTGGTGCGAGGCATCGAGTTTGAAGATCGAGAACTTCCTGAAGAGTTTGCCTTGATTGATGCTGACATGCCAGTGCATTATCAGTATCTACGAGACAGATGCGTGCCTGAAGATTATCCCATTGGCATGATCCACGGCCAGCCCGATGACAAATTCAGCCGTAGGCAAGGAGTGATCATACCTTTTACCTATGATGGACGCATAGTTGGACACACACGCAGATTCTTTGACGACCACAATCCTCGGTATGTGCATGATATGCAAACAGGCTATGTGTTTGGAACAGACTTGCAACATTCCGAATGGCAGCATGCGATCGTAGTTGAAGGTGTGTTTGATGCTCTTAGCATCTCTGGCTTGGCTATGTTACATGCCGAGATCAATGACACACAGGTACGATTATTGCGTAGCCTAGGACGAGAGATCACTGTGGTTCCTGACCAAGATGAAGCTGGAATGAAGTTAGTAGATCGTGCTATTGAACTTGGGTGGGCTGTGAGCATGCCAGCGTGGCCCACCGATATTAAAGATGTCAATGATGCAGTGAAGAAGTTTGGTCGATTGGTGACATTGATACATCTAGTCCAGGCCAGAGAAACCAGTAAGATTAAAATAGAACTAAGGAAAAAGCAACTTGTTAAAAGATTACGGAATTGATGTCCAACGATTGTTCCTGGAGATGATGTTGCAAGATGCACAGAGTTATGTGCGTGTGCAGAATATCTTTAACCCAGAGAATTTTGATCGCAGCCTACGGCCCGTGGCTGAATTTATCAAGGAACATTGCGATCGACACAAGACCATGCCCGAGCGCACGCAGGTATCTGCGACCACGGGCGTTAAATTAGAACACATACCAGATCTCAACGAAGGTCACTTTGACTGGTTCCTAGAGGAGTTTGAAGGATTCACCCGCCGCCAAGAATTGGAACGGGCGATCTTGAAATCCGCAGATCTCTTGGAAAAAGGAAACTTTGATCCTGTAGAAAAACTGATCAAAGATGCAGTGCAGATTTCATTGACCAAGGACATGGGTACTGACTACTTTGATGATCCGCGAGCCCGACTCATGGCGCTGAAGAGCAACAACGGACAGAACTCCACAGGCTGGCCTGCATTAGACAAACTGTTGTATGGTGGATTCAATCGCGGCGAGTTACAGATCTTTGCCGGAGGATCAGGATCAGGCAAGAGTTTGTTCATGCAGAACTTGGCAGTGAACTGGAGCCAAGCCGGGCTCAACGGTGTGTACATTACATTGGAACTCAGTGAAGGACTGTGTTCTTATCGCATAGATTCAATGATGACTAACACAGCAGCCAAAGAGATCTTCCGAGACATTGACACAGTGGAAATGAAGGTCAAGATGCTGGCCAAAAAGGCAGGAAAGCTACGCATCAAGTACATGCCAGCGCAGAGCACTGTCAACGACATCCGTGCTTACCTCAAAGAGTTAGAGATACAAACCAAGGTCAAGACAGATTTCTTGTGCATTGATTACTTGGACTTGTTGATGCCAGTGTCAGCCAAGGTAAGCCCTAATGATTTATTCGTCAAAGACAAGTATGTGTCAGAAGAACTGCGCAACCTAGCCAAAGAACTCAATGTGTTGTTCGTTACTGCTTCGCAGTTGAATCGAGCGGCAGTAGAAGAGATCGAGTTTGACCACAGCCATATCTCAGGTGGTATCAGTAAAATCAACACAGCAGACAATGTTTTTGGCATCTTCACCAGCAGAGCCATGCGCGAGCGCGGACGCTACCAATTACAGTTAATGAAGACTAGAAGTTCAAGTGGTGTTGGACAGAAAGTAGAACTGGAGTTTGATATTGAAAGCCTGCGAATCCGAGATCTTGCACAGGACGAGGGCTATCAAGAATTCAAGAAGCGTGCACCATCGATCTACGAATCCATCAAAGCCAAGAGCACTTTAACAGACGATGAGCCCAATGCCACCGTGGCTGACGAACCTGGCAAGATCACCGCAGAGATACAGTCAAACAAACTCAAGCAATTGTTGGGGCAGATTAAACAAGGATGAAAATCGTCAGTTTTCCGCACTATACATGCGGTGGTCTGTTATGTGATATCCTCAACGGCACATACAGTCCTGTTGGTAACAATGGAGGCATATCCAGTATTGCGCACCAACTTGGTAAGATTGGTGATTCTGACGCTGTCTATAATAGGTTTGACAAACAAAAGTTGTTAGAAATTTTAAAAAATGTTGATCCCAATGTTTGGATAGGCACGCATTGTTGGTTGGGCGACATAGATATAGGCAGTGACACACAGGTCATAAATGTTACCACTATGACATACAGGAGTCGTCTTTATCGATGGACTCGCGCTTGGTATCATTATTATTTAGATAGCCGCCCCTGGCAGAATCTAGCAGGATTGGAAGAAATAGATAAACAGCGGGAAACAGCTAAGAATTATCTATCGGCATTTGAACCGGTGTACAAAAAAAACTTTATCAATATTGAATTTGCAGATATTGTCGAGCGCTGTCCTGCATTTGAATCTCTAACGACCAATCCCATAGATCATCATATGATTCGTTGGAAACAAATCAATCATTTTTTATATAACAATGGTGTTTGGGTGTCTGCTCCGGCACAGAGATTCCACGAAGCCGAACACGAAGTGCAGACAAAACAGTTATATACCTATGAATAATATCTACTGCGTGGGAGATGGATTCGCTCACGGACATATATGGCCAGAATGGCCACAGATATTGCAGGCCTTGCTGCCAGACATGAACATTCATCTTATATCTGGCATAGGGTCCGGAAATGAATTCTTGATCAGCAGATTGTTACAGCATGAAGTCAGTGATCAAACAGTAATTTTCCAATGGGCCGATGCTCGCAGATTTGATAAAATCATTGAAGATAAACAATGGGATAACTTAGCGAAATCGGATCCTATCTATCATTTTAATTTCTATCAAGATAGGAACTACACCTGGTGGCTTAGTAGCGGTAGTAAAAACAATGATGTGCGGCTATATCATGATTTCTATGTGCAGAAAAAACAAGCATATCAACGCCTGTTAGACCAGAAAAAATTGTTGGCCGGTTATTTGATCAGCAGAAATTGCCGCTATGTAGAGATTTCCACTGATCAACATGAAGCGTATAGCAAAGAATCAAGATTCGAGCACATCAGAGGAAAAGAAATACAACCGAGCCCTTTTGTACATCTCATGTTCGTAAGAGAAATTTTGTTGCCAAGATTACACATTGACGCTGATATAGATCGAGCAAATCATCTCGAGAGATTGATATTCGATCACGATTGGCAACCATATGATCCGGATCGTACGGAAATATGGAATGACATGGTCAAGGATTTAGATATTGATCAATGGCCACAGCCTTGATATCTTTTCTGGGCACTTGCAGGAACTGACTACCGTCTCGGCTCTGGCGTTCTCCTTGTCCTATTAGTACTGAGCCAGATCCATATTTCACCGGACAGTCAACTATGAGATCCACATACTCACCTTCGCCCACACCCAAGGTAATAAAATGGATGTATTTCTGTTTGTCTCGTCGGAACACACGGCTGTTGGCCACAATACCAGCAAATTCAAACTTTTCCAGATAGAGATTGCGAATCCCCATGCGGGGTAAGAAGCCCGGAGAGTTCCAGCAGCCATGTTCCAGGAATGACTCCACAGGATCTTCGGTGATCCAGTTATCAAATCCCAGATCGCGCAAGTCCCAACCCGCTCGCTTGGCTTCGTTGCGATAGACCCAACGGGCATATGAACCTTGGCAATGTTTAAGAGCGGCACGCCAGAACTCTCTAGGGTTGTGTGCTTTTTGCCAAGCTAAGGCCCAGATCAGTCGACCAAGGTTTACGGCATGCGCACGGCACAGACCAAAGCCGGCCAGGCTCTGCATCTCTTGATAGATGGCCGGGCGATCTGGATGGTCGCCTAAGCGTGCCATGAACTCCATGACCTTTTCTTCGTTGCGTTTGGCAAAGGCCCGCCGGTACATATCGGCTTCGTAGGCATTGACTGAAATCAACTTCATGATCTTTTCTATGGCATCATCTTCGCATACTATGGCTGACTCTTGAACGGTGGTCTTGGTCCAGTCATGGAAGAACGAAGCCTTCCTGCGACCCTCCACGGCCACTGGGCGTACCAAGGCTGTAGCAAAAACACAGTCCTCCACTGATGTGGGCTTGATGGCCCGGAACAGTCGG